AGCAGGAACGCGGCTTTCGGAACTTCCAGAAGTGGCAACGGTTTGGCTGCTGGGCGGCTTGCTGGAGGGGATGACGCCAGCCTTGGAAGGCTTGGCCTTACCCTTCTCTTTAGCCTGCAACGCTTTGAGCCCCTCAATCTGCACCCCGATGATCCATTCCGCATTGGGAAGGTTCTTCAGCCACGGCATCTGCAGGTAAGCCTGCTGGGCCGCGACGTACTCGGGAGTGGACTTGTCCTTCAAGAAGGGGAACTTCTCGTAGGCAAGTTGTTGAGCCTGATTGCGTTGCTGCAGAAACTGCGTCCGGGCAGGGATATCATCCTCCAACGTCTTTTCAGCGTTGATGATGATGGTGTTCAGCGCCTCCCGATCCAACACCTGCCCTTCGAGCTGTATGGGCTCAAAGTTGGTCTTGGCGAGCTGCTGCTGCGCGAACCGCTTGGCTTCCTTGGCCTGTTGGGCCAGGGACTGGAGACCGTTGAAATCCTCAATCTGGGCGAGTGGCACCGTGCCTTGCGGCAAGGGAGCAATCGGCACCGGAGCAGGTTGCGCCTGCTGCTGTTGCTGCGACTGCCGGGCCACCTCCAGTTTGAGTTCATTCAACTGGGCCTCAAGGGCCTTGCGCTTGGCGACTTCCTTGCCGATGCGCTTGTTGATGTTCTTCTGGACCTCTGGCGGAATCTGAGAAGGAACTGAATCATCCTCGGCTTCCGGTTCCGTGGCTTGCGCCTCGGGCTCGGGGGCCTCGGGTTCGACAGACTCGGCGGGTGCCGCTTCTGTGGATGCGGGTTCTTCAGCCTTGTCGGGCTGTGCAACCTGTTCCGCTAGTTTAGCCTGGGCTTGTGCGTTTTCCGCCTGCATATTGAGCAGACGTTGCGCGGCCTGAGCTACACTCAGATTGCTGTTGGGTGCATCGCTTTTCGTCTCGGGCGCCGGGGGCGCTTCAACTGGCTGCGAAGTGGCTTGGACTGTATCGTTAGACATCGTGGGTTTAAAGCCCCCAAGGGCGGGACAGGGCGGGTGCCCAGTGCCATCAGCCGTGATAATATCACGGACGTATGTCAAGCGGTATTAGTTCATCTTATCCTGGATTATCAGCCACTGCTTGCTGAACCTGCGTTGCTACATAGTCATCAAACAAGTTGATGATAGCTTCGTAGGCCCGCAGTTCGCCAATTGCGGCAGCGGTCAACTTTTCATCGCCCACCGTGACATCATTCAATAGATCCAGCATCGTGTTGCGCTGGATCTCCCGCAGGTGATCGATGAACTCCTGAAACGCCTCTGTTGGAGCAAGGCGGCTGATGGCGACCTGAAGCAGTTCCACCCGTTCACGGGCGGTGGTAAGCTGACGTTTACGAGGAGGCATTACGAGGAGAAGTGGTAGCCGGCATCGGGCCAGGCATCTGGGCGCCTAGGCGACCGATGGTGGCATTCTGCTGCTGTTGCTGTTGGAACTGGTACTGCTTGGCACGGGCGTCGATGCGCTCGCGGAACGCCTGATCCTGGCCGTACCGCTGCTGTACGTCCGGCTGCTGCAGGTACTGCTGAATGACCTGAAGCCCCAACTGCGGCGGCGTGCCAATGCGGATGTTCTTCGGGATGCCGGCGAAGATCTGCGCCAGATCCTGCTGCTCATCGTTGACCACCTGCTGCTGGCCCGCCTTGACCGGGCGGATAATGCGCTCGGCGATGTTGGGATCGATGGAGGAGACGAACGCCTGAAAGAGCGCGGACCAATCGCAGACGCCATCGCGGTCGAGGGACTGGGCGCCTTGGATGATCGCGGTCCACTTCTCCGCCATCATCTTGAAGTCGGTGCTCTGGACGTCCCACGACAGGTAGAAGTCGAACTCCTCGTTCACATCCCCCTTCTCAAACATCATCGTGTCCGCGTCCTTGACGCCCATCACGCGGAAGACGACCTGCTCCTTGCCGTACTGCTTGTAGAGCTTCCAGATCTGGCGGAAGCTCTTGGAGAGGCAGGTAAGGAACTTGTTGATCTCCCACTGATTGTAGATCGGGTCAACCGAGGGATCGCCCTTCTGCGCGGCAAAGCCATTGTACTCCTTGAACGAAGACTCCAAGAGCGACTCGGAGTTCTCCGTGTTCATATCCGGGATGGGCCGGTCGGCGTAGTGATATTCGTTGGGCCGGCGCTCGGAAATGAGTGCGCCCGGACCCCAGCGGCCCGGTGGGCGGCCCTGCGGGTAGCAGATGGGTGGAAGGATGGCGAGGGACGCGGCATCGATGCGGCTGTCCTTGTGCGCTTTGATTTGATCCTGCCACGGTTTGCCCGGCTCGGGGACGCCACGGGAGTCGTGCAGCTTGCGGCTCAGATACTCGCGGCGATAAAGGACGAATGGATACTCGCCGTGGGCGTAGCCAAGCAGGCCGTGCTTGGCAAAACCGGGCTGTTTGTCGTCCGGCGGCATCTGCGGGTGGAACACCGTGCAGTAAATACCAGGCACGCCATCCTCGTCCGACAGCCGCTGGTAGGCGTAGACGATGCCGATCTTGTCCGTGAATCGCTGCTGGGTGTAGACGAACGAGCGGCTGATGGGCTGCAGGTATTCTGACGGGCTCAGGGTGATCAAGCGCCCGCGCTGCGTCTCAATCGCCTTCTCCACCCAGTCCTTGTCCCAGCCGTCATCGCGCACCAACTGGCGGAGCTGCTCGGCCGTAAAATACTCCACGCGGTAGATGCCGGGCACCCGCTCCAAATCCAGCGAGAAGGACGGGATGAACAGATTTTCATCCAGGTTGAACGCCCGCAGGACAGGGTAGGACCGCTCCGGCCCCTCCACCGGCACACTGGTCTCGCCGGTTTTCCGCAGTTCCTTGAGCATCTTCGTCGCCTTGGCACGGCTGCACCCATACTGCTCCTCGAAGATGGACTTCAAGTCCTCCTCGGCGGCCTTGTCCTCGATCAGGGCAACAATGTCGATCTGCGGGAACTGGAGCTGCAGATCCTCCAGACGGACGTTGACCAGTACCTTCTCCCGGCGCTTTTCCCAGAACTGGCCCATTACCGCCAGTCCCTTCTCGTTCATATAGTTGGAGGCGATCTCCACCTCCCGATGCACCTCGGGAATCTGCGTCTGGATCAGCCAGCGCATAAAGTTGGTCACCAGGTTGGACCGCTCCATATCGTTGGTGCCCACCGGCACTGCCGAAAGGTTGGCCCGCTGGAAGGCCATACACTCCATTGCAACTTTCTTGTTGATGATGTTATCAACGAGGAAGACGCGCAAGTCGGACGCGCCGTCCCAGGGCGTGGGGCTCGTTTTACTGCCCTCGCGGGAATGTTTCTTCCCGTCCGCCGATTGGCCGTTCCAGATGGCGTATCGCGTCTGGTAGTTCTGCCGGCACTGGTCGATGTAGGGCTGGTTGTCGCGAACACAGTCCTCAAAAGCCTTGCGTAGCAGGTTAAAATCAGGAGCGTCTTCGCCAGAAGGGGCAAGTTGCAGTCCCGGATCGTTGGGGACGGAAGTCTGGATGGAGTCGATGGAACTCATTGCTTAGGGCGCTATTCGCAACCTGCTTGTAAGGCAAGTTAATAGCTCCACGTCCGGTTATCGGTTTGTTCAGCCACCTGCGGATCCATAAACTCACAATTGGCGACCAGTAAATAACGCAGGCAGTCGATTGGGTCCTTGGTCGCCTCCTCCTTGCCGCCCTTGGCCGTATACTCACTCATTGAGTAGATCAGGTTCTGGCAGCGGTCGGAAATGTACAGGCGCGGCCCGTTGAGTGCGGTGATTGGCTTACTCTCATCGTAGGACAGGAGGCCGTTGATGAGCTGCAGGCCGTTCTCGATCTCCACGCCGGGGGCGGGGATGAACGTCATTCCCACGTCGTCCAACTCGGAGATGATGGTGGTTGCCCCTTCGGCTGACTGCCTTTCCGCCGCACCAAGGCGCGGGTCGATGAGCCTTTCCTGAATCGTTTCACCGTCCTCACATTGCTCAATAAGCTCGACGTAGTCACGGATGCCCTTTTTTGAGCCTTTTTGCGCGGGGCCGGGTTTGCCTTCGGCTCCGCTGCCAGGCAGTGCCCAGTCGTCATAGTCGGGCCACTCGCGGTAGACCCACCAGGTGCCGGCGGCGTCGATGGCGACCCAGAGCATAAACCAGTTCTTCGATCCAGCAGGGTCCAAAGCCATATACCGAGTGACCGGATAGCTTGGGTCACGGACGAAAGGTAGGGTTTCATACGGGATGACGTTAACCTCCTTGTTGAATCCTGGGAACACGGAAGTGATGGCTTTGGTCGGGATGCCATAGGCGCGGGCCAGCACCTCATCTTTTGGGCGGCCCAGCAGCTTTTTGGTAAAGTCGGACGTATCGAGGAAGGCGTTGTCCTCCGTCCAGAAGTAGTAGATCGCCGTGTTGGGCCGGGACAACGATTCCTGCATAATGGGCAGTTCCTTGCCAACCAGTGGCGCGAACCTTTTCTTGAGGGTCTTCGTCTTGCCCAGGATGTCCTGTACCAGCGGCGTCCAGCCGGTCAGGGTAGTAAAGGTAAGCAGGATGCGGCCGTGGAAGTCGCTCGTCCGGTACTGGAGCGTCTCCCACATCTTTTGCGGGCACTCCTCGTCGCACCAGATCAGGTGGGCTTTGTAACCCTCGGCAATCTGGGCGTCGTTGGCGTAAGCCCGGTAATTACTGAACTTGATCGACCCACCGCGGACGGCACCGGATAGCGGCGGCAGAATGCAGATGTTGTCGGTGAACCCGTTCTTCTGGCTGTACTGGACGGAATGGTTCAGGCCCTTCTTGGTAGGCAACCGGCGGATGCCGATGGGCAAGGCATCGTAGATCATCCGCTGCTGGTCCTCGATGCTCCGGTCCTCGTTGACGTGGTAGGCCCGGACCTCGGCGGAAGGGATGCTGCCGCAGGCCCACACGCAGAGCCGGCTGGCAAAAATGGATTTCGACGAGCGGTTGCCGCCTAAGATGATGTGGTTCTGGTACTTACCCCAGTTTGCCATCACTTCCTGCCACATTGGCAGGGTCCAGCCGGCGCCCACGGGATTTTCAAGGGCTTCCTTGTTCCGCTGCTCCCGAAAAGCGAGGTACTCGATCAGCTTTTCCTGCGGCCAGGCAGCCAACTCATCCCGTTCTGGGATTGGCACCCACGGGATGCCAAAAGTGGGATGGAAATCGTCAGCAAAGTGTACGTCACCGAGTGGCATTGCGCTTTTTGAGGTTAACGGCGTAGGACTGACGGGCGGACAAGAGCTGTTCCCACGGAATGATGCCTTGGCCGTCCACGTTGAGGCCGGCGGGCTCGGCAATGATCGACAAACGGGCATATTCCCGCGCTCCTTCCACGTCGGGCTCAATGAGCCATTCATCCACGCAGCGTTTCGTTACCATAAAGTGGCCCAAGAGGGACTCCAACCCTCATCTTCGCTTAATCCCCAAGGGGTGTCCGTCCCCGCCTGTGGGCGGGGCCTTGGTAGAACGCCTGAAATCCAAGCCAGCGAAATGCTGTGCTTTGCACCATTGGGCATTTCCGTTCGTATTTTGGGCGGACGGGTGGAAAAGCGGAAAACATCGGCGCACATACGGTATAAGTTGGCCTAATATCACCAACGATTACCGACTTTGCGGTTTTCGCAGGCGTTTTTGGTGCTCACGGTGACTGTGCCTATGAAACGCATCCTTATTGCCACGCCGCTAAAGGGCGACATCCCGCGCAGTTACTTCAAGACCAGCCTGCAACTGGCTGCCGCCAAGATTCCTGACGTTAAACTCGACTGGTGCCTCTTGGAGGGGCCAGCAGTGCAGCAGGCCAGAAATGAATTGGTGGCTTACGCCTTTGAGCACAGGTTTGACGAGATCATCTGGTGGGACAAGGATGTGCTGGCTGAGCAGCACGGCGAGGACGTGACTGCTGGAGCCATCCTGCGGCTGCTCAAGCACGACGTGGACATCGTCTGCGCCATCTACGCCACCCGTTCGCTCAAAACTCACTGGCATATGCACCTGATCCCCGGTGAGCAGGCCAACGAGGAGGGGCTGCAGAAGGTGTCCCGGTCGGCCTTGGGCTTCTCCAAGATGAAGATGAGCGTCTTTAAGCGCATTGCGGAGCTAAACTCCTGGCGCCGGGGCATCCTGGTTGACCCCAATCACCCGCCGCATCCGCTGCACGAGTTCTTCCCGATGGGACTGCAGGGGCCGGGCACGCCGGAGCGCCGGCTGGAGGCCATCCGTGAGACGCTGGGTGAGCCGGCCAAGAACAACGACATTATGGTCGAGCGCATCAAGCGGCTGATCGACCTCAAGTACGATGAGCCAAACGTGTTCGTCTCCGAGGACTACTGGTTCTGCGACCTGGTGCAGAAGGCTGGTATCGCCATCCACGTCGATACGAAGCTGATTATGGCTCACTCGGGCAAGGTGGCGCTGCCCATCGAGACCCCGCAGCTCTTGGAGATGCTGTCCGAGCCGTGGCGCAAGGACGAGATCAAAGCCATCAAGGCGGAAATGCTGGCGCAGAAGGAGGCAGCCAAATGAGAGAGTTCACCAACGACTGGTTCCAGCAGACGGCGGAGACCAACTTCGTCAACAACCTGCTGCCAAGGAAGGCGCAGTTTAAGAAGGCGATGGAAATTGGCTGCTACGAGGGCCAAGCCACCTGCTGGATGCTGGACCATATGGCGTTTGCGACCATCACTTGCGTAGATACGTGGGAGGGCGGCGCCGAACACAAAATGGTCAATATGAAGGCCGTATGCGAACGGTTCCTTCGAAACGTCGCTGACGACCAGAAAGGCATCGTAGAGATTGATCACTGCAAGTCCACCCGCTCGATGGCGGACTACATCAGTGAGCCTAGGCGCAGATTGCTGCCGGGGCAGAAATCTGGCTACGATTTCATCTACATCGATGGTAGCCACGTTGCCAAGGATGTGCTGACAGATGCGGTATTCGCGTGGCAGATTCTGGAACCGGGTGGGTACATCGCCTTCGATGACTACACCTGGACTGAAAAGCCCCGTCAGGAGGCCAACCCGCTCGACAACCCCCGGCTGGCGATTGATGCGTTCTACACCATCTTCCGCCGGGAGGCAGTCATCCTGCCGTCAACCCAGCACCAGTTATGGCTGATGAAGGTATGAACCGGTTCATAAAAGTATGAACCCGATCATAACCACTCCCAGCCGCTACGAGGTCAAGGAGACCGAGCGGAAGATCCGGGAGAGCCTAGAGAAGACCTATGGACGCAGGAGTCGCACCCAGGCTGGGCAACTGCGTTCACGGGTCATCCAGCTCTACCAGAACGGAATGACCCAGCAGCGGATTTCCGACCTATTGCGCATCAAGCGGGATCTGGTCCACTACTACCTGAACCGATCCAAAGCCTAGGCAGGGTCATCCCCCTTCAGCGCATCCGCCATCATCTGCTGGCGGGTGGGCTTAGACACGGCGGGCGTCACTACTTCAGCCTCCACAGTCGCGGGGGCTGGCTGAGAGACGTCCGCCGTTGCCATTTTGCCGGTCAGCTTGGCGAGGATCTCCTCCTTGCTCATCGACCCGTAGTTGTTGACCTGAATGTTGACGTTGGCGTTGCCCACTGCAGCGGCACCTTGCATCCGCTGACGCTTGTCCATCGCCACGGACAAGTTGAAGCCCAGGTTGTTGAGTGGGGTCTCGTCCACCGTATCCAGCATCCGGTCAAGGATCTTGTCGGCCAAGCAGTCAAGCTTGCCCATCAGCCGCTGGTTGAACTCCTCGACGCTCATCCCGACCACCCGCTGCAGCATCAGCCGGTCATCGCGGCTAACCTCCTTCAGCAGGCCGTGTTTTGCCAGCCCAATGCCCTTGGTCTCAATCGTGGCCTGGGCCACTGCATTGATCAGCTTCTGGGGCTGGTAGCTCTTCTTGGGACTATGCGGGTTCTTCTTTAGGCTCATCGGCTGTAGGCGGCATACGCTGCGTTCCTGGCCTGCTCCATAAAGTCCGTCGCAGACGGGTTGTAGTCCGGCCCAGCCACCGCCGGCGCAGGCTCCTCAGCCACCACTACTGGCTCAGGCACAGCCACAGGCTCAATCACGGGTTCGGGCTCCTCTGGCCTAATCTCTAAGGCAGGGCTTACGAATTCATACTCCGCATCCCGCCCATCCGCACTCACCCACACCCGCCTCACCATCCTCCTCTCCGCATACGTCAGCACCCGCCCCCCAATCTCCGCCTTCGCCCACTTCTTCTCCCCCACCT